GTAATTTTCAAGACTTTAGATATGCTGGATTATCAAAATCCAGAGGGATAGTTGAAAAGAGATTTGGTATTACACCATCCATAGACTTGCTTGGTGCTGTAGACCCAGAATTAGCAGGACTGCTAGAAAACTTATCTCCATCTCAACGAGCAGCCGCTATAGGAAACGTCCAAAGCAATTTTGACAAACAATTTGGTGGCACTCAGTCATTGAGTAATGTTTCCTCTCCTAATCCCACTGGTAAACCATTGCAGTTACTTCCAGAATTTCAGGGTAAATTAACTCTACCTTCACCAACTCAAAGCGGTTCATCAATTGTGAATTTAGAGAAATCTGGTAATTTGTTCCAAACTGGTGTAGAGAAATTAATTGATTATTTGGATAGCCAGAAGAAAGATACTAGAGGCACTAATTACAATATCAATATCACGTCACCGGTTGGCAATACTTCTACCTCTGGAACTGCTAAAGTATCCACATTGGAAGATACCCTGAGAATTGCTAAACAATTAGCAGGTATTCGCTGATATAATAATATTTATTTTGCGATCGCATCTATGACATTTAGTATTGATATTCCCCATTTTAAATGTTTTATTAATAAATCATTTCTTTATGATTGGGATTCTCAGCAAATTGGATATATACCCGTTCGCGTATTTGGACTAACTTCTATTCCTGGTAGATCCGTTGGTTTCAACCTGATGACTAACCAAGGAGCGCAATTTGCTAGAGTCCCCATTCATGCCTTAGCTTGGAAGGAAGATGGTGAGCAGTTGCCATTGGATTGGTTGCAATTGTGGGATTGCCTAAGTTATGAACCCTGCGCGATCGCCTATTCTTATCTTTCCGAATTACGCTGTAAGACTATTCTCAAAGACAGAAAATGGTACGATGGCGAATATGTATTCACGATTGATTGGGCTGGTGGTGACTGGGCGGAAGACCCCAGTGAGCATAAATGTGGCCATGTTTTAAAATTGGATAATGGATGTTTCGCAATACAACCAAATAATAGAATTGTTTGGTTCGATCCGAGTTTTATAACTGAACCACTAACGGAAAATCCTGGATATAAAATCCACACTCACAGATATAAAAGCGAATCTTCTGGTAAGTGGATATCGGAAGATAGTGATAAATTTTTCTATGATATTCAAAAATACGAATAAGTAAATTGATGAGAGCGATCACTTATCCCTACTCAACGCACAATCTTGTAGAGTTAGTGAGCGATCGCATTTCCATTGTACATCGTTTTTAACTAATGTTATTATCTCTATTTAATTTGTAATATACAATAAAACAGGATTATGCAACTAGAAAGAATGCCGCAGCTTGGTCAAGTCTGGCAAGATTTTAAGAATAATAAATACAAAATACTTTTTGTCACTGGTAGTCCAATTAAATTGCTGGAGGATTTATATAATGTTAATGAAGACATTAAACATCATGAAACAGGATATAAATGTCTTCTAGCCTATAAGAACAATAAGACTGCTTTGATTTACGAACATGATGTGTGTACTGGCAATTGTTTAGAAGGTGATTATGTGATTTATCGGCGCATGAATCCTAAGTATCCACAAATATGGGCGTGTTCATTAGACGAGTTTTTAGGGATAATTAGTTCACCTTATATTGAGGATGTTGTTTGTAATAATTATCCAAGATTTAATAGGGTTAGTTAGTATTCTAGATATTAGTGTGTGTTTGTAAATATTAGAAGCGCGATCGCCCCAAACTCGAAATAATAAAGTTACACGCATAGAGAAGCATAAACAACTATCACTATTTAGCTAATCCATCAAAAGCATTGATATTACTGCACTTTATAACTCATGAGTACAGAATCTTTTTCTTAGTTATAAGAGATTTAATTTCTTTTATTCCAAGAGAAGAAATAAATTAAATATATATAATAATCAAGAGAAAGATTCTGTACTCAAGCTAGATACAGTAAAGCTTTTAGATGCTTGACATTTAGTGGAAATAGTTTACAATGTATAGAACGGACAAAACGCCCCAGTGTTTTAGACACTAAGACGTTTTTGTTTATCTGCCCGCTCGACCTGACCGATAAGACCGAGAAAAGAATATATGAATCATACTGCAAATCTACTCCAGTCACAAGGTACAACCGTACTCAATCAGATAGAAATTGCCGAAACCCGCGAATTAGCGTTTGAATTTGCCAACAATTTAGATAACAAACAACTCCTAACCCAAATGGGGATGTTTAACGCCTACGCATGGAGAGCCGCCGTAAATCATAACGCGCTCTATCGTGAAGGCGACAAATACAGAATTAGCTATCCAGAATGGAACAACTTGCTCAATTGTTCACGCCAAGGGCAATTAGAAATTGTTGTGGCCACTGAATGGCTACAAGAGTACATGAAGGAGAACTGGAAAGGAGCGTGTCACAGCGAAAATACCCTAAGAAAATATCGGAAATTGCAATTACAATTAGGATTATTTTACTTTGACATTGAGAACCGCCCCAAGGGTGCATATTGGGGAAGCAGAAACGGACAAAAAGGCCACGCTACAGCTACACCACCAAAGCTAGAAAGAGTAGACTTATCCAGAATATTGATTTTCTATCAAGTTTTTGATCAAGTCTACAGAGACAGGCTGAATCAAATACTAACTATTTCTGAAGATATAACTGCTTTTGACTTTATGCCGGAACACGGTGGCATGGTCATGATCGAGTTGTACAATGCCCTGAATATTAGCGACTTTCAGGGAAATGTTGGTGCATCAGAAATAGTTTGTGAACCACAAAAGGAGGTGTCAGTAGCAAAACCTCGCGTAGCTTTCAAATGGAGAAATAATCCTAAAAACTTCTTTGATCCGGCAATTTGGAAGTATTTAGTCACCAAAGCTAATTTTGTGGCCAGCCAAATCAAAGAAATTGCTGTAGAAATAGCTTCTGAACTAATGCCTCTTGGGACTCTTGAGGAAGTTTCGTATTAATTACTAAATTTGGAAAATAGCAAAATGAGAAAAATTAAAGTTAGCTTCTTTGAGCGAAGACTGATATTCAATTATTGAATCGAAAACTGTCAAAACTTATGAAGTTAGAAAATTCAGGATTGTAGCGATCGCGTAATAGGAGTAAAAATGATCACCGCAGGAAAACTAGAAGTAACAGCTAAAATCACAGAACTACCCAAATCATCCACTGACAAGAACAAGTGGCATGAGTTCTTTGTTAATTGTGACGGGACTAAAATCAGGGTTCACGTCAAGCCTAAAGTTTGGAATAAACTGCTTTATGCTCATGAGAATTACCCTATGTGGGTGGCATCAATCACGGGTAAAGTAGGTGAACCAATATCAGGTGGCTTTAACATCCTTGAACCTGCTATCCAAGTATTCGAGAAAAAGCCCAAGCCCCCAAAAGAAGAACCAGCAGCAGAAAATTAGTTAATGAGCGATCGCAATTAATGAGCGATCGCAATTGCATGGGAATTGCGAAAACAAGGATTTGATGTTTTACTTTTCCCTGTAAAATAACGTATTTTTATGGCATTTACGGTATAATCATTTAGAATAAATACTTGCTACTAATACTTTAAAGTCGTTTATCCATAGTATTTTTGTGCAATTTGAAATTGATCGTAACAAGATAAATGAATTAAAAAATATGAGTAATTATAGGAAAACTCGTATTTGCCAAGGTACGTCTGTGTATACGTGGGGAAGATGGATAAAAGATAAACATTCCCCTGGTATCCGAACCTTAGAAGACATATCTAAACACAGTGATTTTAACTCAGCAGAATTAGCGATCGCTATTCTAGAGCTTCGGCAAGAATATCTGGAAAAGCAATCTTCTGGTTACTCATTTGAACGGCAGGTAGAAGAAATGAGTGAAGAACAATCAAAAGAACTTTTAATAAAGTTGTATAAGCATATAACAGATTGTTCTGGAATGCCCGAACTTGATGATTTCGAGAAGCGCGTATTCCCACTAGTCAGTTAGTATTTTCTATTCATTCGTTTATGCAGATGCTATAATCTCAATAAATTACTAGTATCAAAATTATGCCTACCAAAAAGATAGAACCTGAGATTTTAGAGACAACTGAAGAAGTCCCAGAAATAGCCGCTCCTTTTGGAGGAATAACATCTGAGTCTGTTTTGGGAGTATTAGGCGATCGCCGTCGTCAATTTTTGGTTGAGAATTTCACAGCATCAATGCTAACAGGACTAAAAATTGATTTGGACGGAAAAATGCCAAATCAAGAGCAAAGAAAAAAGATTGTTAATTTTGCTGTCAAAATGGCAGATGATGTAATTGCAGCAACCGATTAGGAGTTTGGATATTACGCCATTACAGAAGATTCGGACTTATAAGCGATCGCTGGGACTGGATTAAGAGCGATCGCTGGCAGTAAATCAATAATCCCTAAGAAGTATTTCATATTGCCTCTAAATGTGTTATCTATAAATCAAGTATTATTAATTAGCCACTTACTAATAATCGAGGATGTCTGAGAAACCCGTATACGAAAAACTAGAAACTGAAACACCAAAAGCTTATGAAGCATTTTGCGCTTATCGTGATATGGGTTCATCGCGATCGCTTCATAGGGTAAGGGACGAAGAGGGCAAATCTCATGGTACTTTAGAGAAATGGTGTAGAGATCACAATTGGGTCAAAAGAGTTGAGGCTTACGACATAGACCAAGAAGCGATCGCTAGACAAATTTTAGAGGAAGAAAATAGAGAAGCTTACAGAGAAAAGTTGAGAAAGTATCGCCAAGAAAATGAAGAAATTGGCAATGCACTTCGAGCAACTGCTGTAATTGTGTTAAAGAAATTCAGAACATTTGCTAATGATTTAGATCCTAAAGATATCAAGCCTAGCAATTCGGCTAATATTGTTAGAGCAATAGATACTTGTTTAACACAAGGCGATCGCTTGTTATCTGATTCTTTGGCAATAGAAAAACTATTACAACAGATGAGTTCTGATGAGGAAGATTAGAGGCAAAGATATTATTCTTCAGGATATATATGCCGAAAATCCTTTGGTAGATTATCATTCGCAAAAGTCAGATAAGCGATCGCATAAAGCCAAGCGAAGTATTCAGGATGAATTTATTGAACAGTTGTGGAAACCGCAAAAAGGATTCCAGCAAAAAGTTTATGAGTCAGAAGCGGATGAACTTTTAGTGGGTGGCGCGGCTGGACCGGGGAAGACGGCAGTTTTATTGATTGTGGCAACGCGATCGCATAGGAACTCGATTATTTTTAGACGGGAATATTCTCGACTCAAGGACGTAATTGAGAAAAGTCGCAGATTATTAAATTCTACTAGCGGTAGATACAACAGCACAGATAAAATTTGGCGACTTCCTGGCGGGAGAACATTAGAATTTGGTGCGGTTCAATATGAAGATGACAAAGAAAACTATCGAGGTCGAGAGCATGATTTAAAAGGTTTTGATGAATTGACAGAATTTAGTCAGACTCAGTACGAATTTATTATCACCTGGAATCGTTCATCCGAACCTACTCAACGCTGTCGGATTATATCTACCTGTAACCCTCCATCTTCAACTGAGGGAGCGTGGATTATTGATTATTGGAGTCCTTGGTTAAAAGAGGATTATTCAGGCGATCGCGCATTACCCGGCGAACTAAGATGGTTCGCAACCTTAGATGGTGAATCTGTAGAAGTTCCCAATGGTGAAGCGTTTGAACATACCAATCAGGACGGAATAACAGAAACTATTATTCCTCGCTCTCGCTCATTTATCCCTGGTTCATTGGATGAAAACATCTACTTGCGAGATACCAATTATCGAGGGATGCTACAGCGATTACCTGAACCACTGCGATCGCAACTCTTGTACGGTTCATTCAAAACTGTTGCTAAGAAAGATGACCCTTGGCAGATTATTCCAACTGAATGGTACGACGCTGCTGTAGCGAGATGGAAAGAAGCTGCACCAGCCCCACAATCACATTTAGGAGTTGATGTGGCCAGGGGCGGAGATTGTTCAAGTGTAATTGCCGTAAGACATCATCATTGGCTTGCACCATTAATAGAAATTCCTGGGAAGGATACACCTGATGGTGATTCTTTAGCTATGGAAATAATCAAGGTGATGCGATCGCAGAAAACAGAAATTAGGATTGACGTGGTAGGAGTCGGTAGTTCTCCTTACGATTCTTTGAGAAGATTAAATGTTGAGCCAATTCCTATTAATGGCGGTGCTTCTGTTAAGGACGAAGACGGCAATCCCAAGAAAGATAGAAGTGGCGTTTTGCAGTTTTACAACCTGCGATCATATCTCTATTGGAATATGAGAGAAATTCTTGACCCCAAAAATAAAATGAATATCGCTTTACCGCCTGACTCCAGATTAAAAGTAGAGTTGTTAGCACCGCGTTGGTCAGTCACAAAAGGTAGGACTGAATTTGGGGAAATCAGAGTCGAAAGTAAAGATGATATTGTTAAGAGAATCGGGCGATCGCCTGATAAAGCAGATGCCACGGTTTACGCATTTGGGGAGATAGAAAATGAATTGTCTTATGAGTGGATGCGGGAGATTTGATTACCAATCACATGACATCCTCTGTTATTCCTAACTGTTATTCCTAACAAGATATTTATATATTTCTCCTACTTGCCAATCACATGACATCCTCTGTTATTCCTAACTGTCACAAAATAATTTTTGTCTTAAAACTATTATTACTTGCCAATCACATGACATCCTCTGTTATTCCTAACGTCTGTCATAGCAGCAATTAATCTTTTTATTCAACTTGCCAATCACATGACATCCTCTGTTATTCCTAACTCTACTTTGGTTAATTTTCTTCCCTGTTCATTAGCACTTGCCAATCACATGACATCCTCTGTTATTCCTAACGACCGCCAAGTCTGAGGGGTTTTGTTTTGGGAGTTGTCATAATGCTTGCCAATCACATGACATCCTCTGTTATTCCTAACTGGTTTAGAAGGGGCGCGGCTCGGTGCGGACAACGCCTTGCCAATCACATGACATCCTCTGTTATTCCTAACTATCCTTCCGCATAATGCAGTCTATTATATTTGCGACTTGCCAATCACATGACATCCTCTGTTATTCCTAACCCCTGTCACCAGAGAGTAAGCTGTGTATGGTTTTGAGAGGCACTTTCCGAAGGTCGCTGTTTTTTTGGCATTTTCTTTTTATTTTTGGCTGTTGGATTGGCTGAAATTGAGTCATGGCAAGCAACCGAAGTTCCCAGAAATAATGAAGGATGATATGTGATTGGATCACCATATTCAGGTGATGGTGCTATTTCCGATCGCTCGGTCTTAGCTTCCTGATGACATTCCGTACTGGAATCAGAGTCAGGCTTTCGGGTTTCCCCATGTTCCCACGCCCAAGCGCGGTACACTGTTTTAAATTCTTTCTGCCCTTTAATCAAGATGTTTTTCGCTGCATTAGAATCGCGCCCATCTTCATAGCCACATTCTGTACAGCGATGGGTTCTTTGACTCAAGGCTTTTTTAATTTTAGCACCACAATTTGAACAGTCAACTGTAGTGTAATGAGCCGCAACTTTTACAAACTCTCTGTCAGTATCCTTGCACTTTGTTTCAATTTTACTAATCAAATCTCCCAAGGCAGCATCAGCAAAACTTTTATTTAATCCTGCTTTACGTTTTGCCCCATTCTGTTCATAGCCTTTACCATCCTCACGCTTTTTAGCTTTTGGCTTGCGACTAAGATTTTGTATTTTTAAATCTTCCATCACAATACCGGAATATTCCCGTACTACTTTAGTAGATAGCTTATGATTAAAAGCGTTACGACTGCGACGGATTTTTTCATGATGCAATGCAATCTTTTGATAAGTTTTCTTCTGGTTACATCCTCCTTTCTGTTGTCTGGATGCTTTACGCTGTAATCGTCTTAACTTAGTTTGTTGTTTCCTAAATAGTTTTGGTGGTGCAACTTCTCTACCTTGATCTGTCGTTATAACTGATAATAAGCCTGGATCAATTCCTACTGCTTTATCGGATTTTGGCAGGGATTCATTCGGAATATCAACACATACATGAAGATAGTATCCTGATGGTTCTTTGACTATTTTGGCACTACCCCATTCTATCCAATCATGTCTAGCAAATAAGCTTTTAATTTTGAGTTTACCAAGTTTAGGAAATTGGATAAAGCCATTATCAGATCCGGGTATTCTTTCCGGTTTTAACAGTTTTGACTTACCGCCTGCATGAAGACTTGTGAGCGATCGCACTTTATCCTGCTTACCTTTAAATTTAGGTTTTTGAGTAGGACGTTTAGGGTCGCTGTATGCTTGCCATGCTTTTTTAAGTGTATCCGCCATACCCTCTTTAAATTCAGATGGTATATCAATTACAAATTGTGGAGAATTATCATTTCTAAAATATTTAAATTTCCCAGGTTCTTCAATGTTCCTGTATTCTCTAATTGGACAATAAGGATAGCCACTTTTAGGACGGACAACACCACCACCGACTAATCTGATTTTCTCCCATTTCTCAGTAGTCTTACCCTTCTTATCTGTGGTTTCAACTTTACGCCATTTCCATCGCAGTGGTAGTCCATCGGGGATATTGCGATCGCCTATTTGAGTTCTGTAATACTTCTGTCTATCAGCAAGTTTGAGAGATAGACCTTTATTCCACACCCATTTAATATCTTGCAGCCATTTATCAATAGTCTGTGACTGTGCGAGTGTGGGATAAATTTTAAATTCGATAGTTTTCATGTAGACTTGAAATGTGGGTGTGCTATACCTACTCCTAGTGGTGAATCGGTGCTATCAACACCATCACGCGACTAGGTTTAATATTAAGACTATATCATAATGAGCAATAAACCAGAAAAAGCCCCAATTAGTGAAATAATCCCTATATTGGTTGCTATAAAATCGTGATGAGGCTTATACTTGCTCCGGTGACGCTAAAGTTATATTTTTCAGTGCTTATCATGAGTGACCAAAGAACCGAAGCTCAAAAAAAACTTGATGAAATGTTATTTCGTCTACAACTTGAATCCAAATTATCCGTATTTGCTTGGTTGTATCTAATAGGCGATCGCCCCTCTGATCTATCCCATCAAGAAATAATAGAATTAGCAATAACAGCTACCTCCGTTAGACTACAAAGACTCGATATTCCTGATAAATTCCCGTTAGGATTAATCTTGATTTGGGGTGATGCCAGTTTAGCAGCTTGTAATATCAACCCGGACAAAAATAGAGTTATGTTATTTACAGCATCCATTGAGAATTACATTCTAAACCAGGACATTTAAGCGATCGCCCCAAAAACTATGCAATATCTAACAATCAAAGAACTACACGTCGTAGAAAAAAGAGATAAAATTGTAATACCTGCGAATTACTATTTATGACAGATTTACGACCTGAAAGCCAAAAAAAGATTGATGAGGCTTATCTAGACTATCCTAATCCCGGTGACTTCCCTGAATTTGATGCAGGGAAATATGGAATTACTGAGTTTAAACAGGCGATCGCAAATGCCGAGGTTGGAGCAGTCTTAGGCTCAGGATCTGCTGCTGAGTTCGGAACTAAAATAGACGCTGCAACAATGCCTACGGGCGGGACTGGCAATTTAGGCTGGTTGTCTGCAATTTGGAAATTAATAAGCGATCGTATCCCTGCACTTTCAAACGGGAAAATCCCCGTAGAAGTAGGGAGTTTGAACGTTTCTGTCAGCAATGCTTCTTTAGAAATTGCTAATGATGCAGGTAATCCAATTCCTATTAGTGATGCTGGGGGTAGCATTACTGTAGATGGTACGTTTTGGCAAGCTACACAACCCGTGAGTGCAGCCAGTTTACCTTTACCGACTGGTGCAGCTACAGCAGCTAAACAACCCGCGCTAGGAATAGCCGGAACAGCTAGTACAGACGTAATTACTGTGCAAGGCATTGCGGGAGGTGTTGCTCAACCTGTAACCATTGCCACATTACCAGCATTAGCAACTGGTACAAACACCATAGGGGCTATTAGCAATACTTCCTTCGCTGCTACACAAAGCGGCACTTGGAACGTAGCTAATATCACGGGTACTGTGTCACTACCAACTGGTGCAGCTACATCTGCAAACCAGTCTACTACTAATACTTCACTAGCAAGTATTGACACTAAAACGCCAGCACTAGGACAAGCTTTAGCTAGTGGAAGTACACCTGTTGTGCTACCCTCGGCAATGGTTACTGATTTAAAAGCAGTAAACATTACAGGTACATTACCAGCATTTGCAGCTACTCCTACAGTAAATATTGGTACTGCTCCAAATCTTACATTTACTAATACTAGCTTCACTGCAAATGCAGGTACTAATTTAAATACTTCTGCATTGGCATTAGAAAGTGGCGGTAATCTGGCGGGGATAAATACTAAATTACCTTCAGGCTTGACTGTTAGTAGCACTAGATTGCTGGTAGATGGCAGTGGTGTAACTCAGCCAGTCAGCTTGGCTAGTGTACCCGCAGGACTGGCATACGAAAGCACTGTAACTATTACTCGTGCTGCAAATACCACAGCTTATGTAGCTAATGATGTGTATGGAAATAGTGCTAATGCTGTATTCCAGCTTACTAACATAGGTGCTAGTGGCGGATATGTATTCCTAAACTACTTAGGAATTATCTTCAATATCACAGCCTTACCTAGTGGGATGGGTGCTTTTGCTGTTTATCTTTATTCAGGTTCACCACCGTCTGCTATTGCAGATAACAGCCCATTTAGTATTGCTAGTGGAGATACAGCAAGTATTTTAAATCTAAATGGAATTATTTTAACAGCTTCATTAGCAAGGGGTGGTGGTCGTGTAGTAGCTGAAGCTTTGAATATAAATCAATTATTTAAGTTGGCTACTGGGCAAACTTCTTTGTGGGGGTATCTTGTGACATTAGGTGCTTTCACTCCTGCGGCTAACTCTGAGACAGCAACCATCTGTGCTAGGAGTTTTGCACCATGAGAAATGCTACTAGAATGGTTGTTTTGAGAAAAAGTGGAATAGACGATTTGTTCTCCAAGTTCTTATTTTATTTTGATGCTAACCAAGGCGTAACATCTACAGGAAGCAGTATTTCTGAATGGCAAGATATAGCTTCAGGATTAGTGGCTACTCAAGCTACCAGTGCTTCACAGCCTTTAATTGATTTCAGAAATGGACAGGCTTATGTAGATTTTGCAAACAATAACACTAGATTCCTAACTGTCAATAATCCTCTGACTATTGCTAATGTCAGTAAGGTTTATTTTTGTTTCAGCAATGTAATTATTGCTGGGACTATCAATGCTTCTTCCATATCTTCATTTGAATTAGGAAGATATGGGAATCTCTTCAGTGCGATTATTTTATTTAATGGAATACCTTCTGTTGAAGAGGATTCAATAATTATTGAATTTTTAAAAAGAAGGTTAATTTACAATTCTCAAACTATAAATTCTATTTTTTTACAAGCAGGGGATTTATTAACAAAAAGAGTCACCACAATATCAGACGTATTTTTTCCTAGTATTACTAGCTTTCAATCAGCTTTTCAAGGTTGCTCATCACTAACTAGCTTCCCATTGATTGATACTAGAAATGTGACTAATCTTCTATCTACTTTTTTTGATTGCTCTTCCCTGGCTAGTCTTCCATTGCTAGACACAAGAAGCGTTACCATTTTTGCATTTATGTGTCGTGGTTGCTCTTCCCTAACTAGCTTCCCATTAATTGATACTAGTAATGGTACACTTTTTAATCAAGGATGGTCTTTTACTACATCCCTAACTAGTTTTCCATTAATCAATATTAATAAAGGGACTACTTTTCAGTTTGCTTGGATCAGTTCTGGAATGGTCAACTTTCCAGCTAACTTTTTTGATAATTGGACGGCTACTCCAATAGCGAGTTGTTTTGAAGGCACTTGGCAAAATTGCACAGCCTTAACTTCGCAATCTGTAGAGAATATTTTAGTATCAATAGCCGCTTCTGGAAGGTCTGCACCTGCTGGTGCTACAGGTACACAGCCTGATATTACCATCAACTATAGTACGGCTACAGGATCTTTGTCTGCCGCAACTAACAGCGCAGCTTCTACTCTCAAATCAAGAGGATGGAAGCCTAGAGTTAACGGAATATATATTTAAGGATTTGAGATAATGACAAAACAAGAATGGCTGCTT